CCATGGCAACACCCAGTGGCGAACCTCGGTCTGGTGTCTCACTTAGGATCCGTGTATCATCGGATCCGATGCCCGGATCGCCTGTCCGTAGGGCGCGAAAGCTTGCCCAAATGGAAGCCGATAGGTTGAATGGTCTGGATTCCGACACGTTCACCTATCACGTTGACCCTGTGAATAACGAGATCATTCAGGAGCCCAATGAAGAGGGCATAGAGATGAACATCGAAGATCTCAAGAAGATCGAGGGGGCACCGAGAAAGGGACAGCGTGGGGCATCGAAAGAATACATGGACGCACTGCGTGCAAGACGGAAAGAAATGGCAAAGACAGACCCGACCAAGAACGGTGGCCGGCACAAGAAGCCGAGACTTACGCGAGCGCAGGCGACGGAAGCTGCTCTGGACAGGCTCGAGCCTATGGCGCTGCGTGTTCTGGAGTCACAGCTCAAAAGCGTAGACGAGCGGGTTCGTCAAACAGCGGCGATCAAGATTCTGGAATGGAAGCGTGGAAAGCCATCTCAACAGATCAAAGTGGATGGTGAACAGGTGCATACGGTCAGATACGAGACCGTCGCGTTTGCTGGAACTGCACTACCTCCCAAGCACGACTTGGAGTTGCCCGTCGCTTCGATAATCGAGGACGACGATGACGACGACAGTAACTGACGGTATACAAACAGTCAGTGACTGGGAGTTCGCCAAACACATAAACCCGAAGCAGGTCGAGTTCCTCAAGATCTGTGATGAGACAGATGCTGAGGAAGTCCTGTTTGATGGCAGTATCCGCGCTGGGAAAACGCAGGCGGCGTGCAAGAAGATCGCCGCGTGGGCGTGGCACTACGGAGGGCCGAACTGGAAGTTCTGCATTCTCCGTAAGACCTACAGAGAGCTAGCGGATTCGACGCAGGCGGCCTTCTTCAAAGGGGATGGAAAGATGCCCCCAGCCTGCCCTCCGGAACTGGTCGAGAGATACTACGCCAAGGATGAGATGGTCTACCTCAAAAACGGAGCGCAGGTTCTCTTCAGAAGTGCGGAGGACCCGAGGGCAACGGAGGACAAAATCCGCAACGTTACACTCGCAGGATTCTTCATTGATCAGGTCGAGGAGTTTGATGGGCCAGGCTATTTCCATCTGTACGAGACCCTCCTGAGTAGATGTAGCGACCCGCGTGGTCCTATGAAGGGACTGCTCGTCGCAAACCCAGGCCCGGAAGACCACTGGGTATATCGACGGTTTGTTGACGAGAAGACACGGGAACCGCAGACGAGGCGAGTTTCGGTCACGCTGTTCGATAACCAACACAACCTAGACGAGCGGTATGTCCGCAGGATGCTCCGAAGATCAAAGACGAACCCATTGTTCTATCGCCGGTATCTGCTAGGAGAGTGGGGTGCATTCGGAGGCAAACGCTTCCCTGACTGGGATGAGGATAGACATGTGGTGGAACCGTTTGAAGTCCCTTCTGGGTGGGAAATCGTCCAAGGAATCGACTACGGATGGGCCAACCCCACCTGCGGGATCTGGTGTGCAATCGACTTCCACGGGCGCTGGTACGTCGTCGGTGAGCACTACGAGTCAGAAAAACCAATCTCCTACCACGCAAAAGCCTTTAAAAAAACGGAAGTAGACCTCAACATCTCGCCGAGTAGCCGATGGCTTGATCCGAGTGCGTGGGCGAAGAAGTCGGAGTACGAAGCTCCAGCGATGGAGTTCGCAGATTGGAATATCGACTGTGGTAGAGCGCAGAATGACAGATTGGGCGGATGGAACCGAATTGAGGAGATGCTGTACCAGACTCTCGATGACGGAAAGCCGAGACTACAGATCTTCAAGACGTGTAAGAACTTGATCAGGGAGCTGCCATCGCTCAAGATCAAGGTTGGTACTGACGATGTGGAGAAGGAGAATGACCACGCATCTGATGCACTGCGGTATGCGATCATGTCTCGGATGCCACACCCTGACCAACCCGAAGAAGAGAAAGAACTTGACTTGAGGGAGGCTGCCATGCTAAGACTCCTCGCGCGCGCGCGTGAACATAAAGAGGACATCCGGTTGATCTGATGGAATTCAATCTAGTTCAGTCAACCACCCGTGCGCCCTTCAACCGCTGCTATCTGTGCGATGACCACGAAGGCCCGTTCGTGGACTGCTTCAAGGACCAGTTCGGGCACGGAGGCGTGTTCATCTGTGCCCCTCGTTACGGTCCGACCGGAGACATGATCAGACCGGGATGTGTTGGTCAGATGGCGAAGAAGGCTGCGATGCTGTATCCACACGAGACTCTTGATCAGGCCAAGCTGATTGACGAGTATGCAGCAGAGATTGCTCGGCTGAAAGAGACACAGAAGATCGAGATGTCGTTTCAGGAGTTCCTGGATGCCACGAAGAAACCGAAGTATGAGTTCTCGTCAGGAGGTGTTTCTGAGTAATGGCTAATCCTTACGGCCTCTCACCGGCTCAACAGCTAGGAATGGCCGGAGTGCGCGTGAGGCCTCATGTGAGACGCATGCCAACGCCTGGGCAGGGCTACGCACCGGGTGGTGTCGCTTACGGAGGCGCGGGTGGATACGGGCCAAGCATGGGATCGCCACCGCCACGTCCGCAACCAATGCACACAAGAGGGCCGACACCCACCGTGGTGATGCAGGGAGGCCAGCCGACACTTGGTGGTTATGCAAGTGGAGACAGGCAGTACCAGGGGATTCCCGGCAAGGGAGCATCAGACGCTCGGCAGGCGGCAGCGATACGCTACGCACAAGCACGTCTTGCACAGCTTCAGAGAGTGGTATCGCTACTTCCTCAGGATCTACAGGAGCAGCTCGCTGCATCACGCCGGAGTGTGGATCCCGCTGCTGCGTGGAGAGGAATCTCAGGTGCCTTCTCCAATTACTCACAGCAGCAAGGATTCAACGACCCGCGCTATTACTTGCTTAACTATCTTCCGGAGATCCTACGGTCGCAGAATGCGGCGGGAATGAACCCAAGGCGAGGAGGTGTCTAATGGCTACCAAGACGAAGAAGGCGGACACCAAAGAAGACGGCCACGAAGGAGAGGCGCAACCGGAGGAGACTACTCCTAGCTTTGAGTTCCCTACAGATTTCTATGGCAACACATGGGGAACAGCAACAAATCGGATGCTGTACTGGGTGCAACACCAGAATGGCGCGTTCCAGTACGACGGAACTATGTACGAGGACGGCGGATGGGCAGTTTGTTCTGACGACGGAGAGAAGCAGATTGTGTCCACTGCCGATTTCACCGAAGACTTTATTCTGGTGAACGCTCCTCCTTCACTGGAGCCGTCATACATTGCCGTAGAGAAGGCAGCAGAAGAAGCTAAGAAACCGCAGTTTGGAAAGGACGCTCCCGCCGAATGACCCCATACCTGGCCACCGTGGGAATCCTGGCCTTGGCCTTCTTTGCGTTGTTCCTGGCCGAAAACACCTACCGGCGGCGCGAACGGGCGTTCGATAGGCGCGAAGCGGCCTGGGAAGTCGAGAGGCGGCAGCTTCTCAACAGGCTCATGTACAGTCAGGGAAGGCCGTGGGAAGGACCTCCGGAGATGCCAATGGAGCCGGAAGAGTTTGTTCTTCCAGACATCATTGATCCGTTGCAAGAGGCCATCTGATGCTAATGCCAGCATCCAAGATGGAAGACAACAACGGGACTAATGTTGTCGCTTCCGGAGATGGGAAAGATCTCTCGTTGTGGAACGAGAGACTTGATCAGGCGAAACGCGACAGGAAACGATATGAGCCAACATGGCACATCTGCCAGTCCTTCCTCGCCGGAAGACAGTGGGTCGGGTGGAATAACAGAACCAGGCGAGTTGTTCAACTCGATAATCCCGGAGATCGTGAGAGGTTTACTGCCAACGTTATCGACTCCTACCACCAGACCGTGCTCGGCAAGCTCTATGTTGAGGACCTGCGTCCAGAGATCATGTTCAGACGCGAGGACATCGAGTCGGAGTCCATCACGACTCATACACGTCAGCTTGCTAAGTATGCCTGGGACACGGAGACGAACGCTGAACGTAGGCTTTATCTTATTCTCCATAAGGAACTCTGTTACGGTACGTCTGCTGGCCGATGCATGTTTGATTCCAGCCAGGGAGACTCAGCCGGACAGTTTCCTCTAGGCCCAGACGGAAGGCCAATGATGGATCCGACGGAGGCCCGGAGTTATGTGGCAGATGCACAAGCTCAGGGTAATCAGGTTGGATTCCAACAGGTGAACTACGGAAAGATCTGCTGGGAGGTTCTGAGTCCGTTCAACATCTGGCCACCTCCAGGTATCGAGGACCCCGACCTTCACCCGTGGCTGATCATTGGTGCACCGATGCCGTGTTCAAAAGCCAGGATGGTTTTTCACCTATCCAAAGATCCTCCCGAACAGAACCTTCGGGTTACGGACGCGATGGAAATGTCCACAGCGTCTGTAGAAGGAAGCCCAGCCGGTGGCGGTGATCTTAAAGGCCATATCATGGTCTACACGGGCTACGAGATGCCTACGGTGGATAATCCGAAGGGACGCGTGTTCACCTGGACGGAGACAAAGAAACTCGCCTCGTCGGGTCAGCTTCCGTATCTACTTCGTGGCAGACCCCACCATGGGATTGTGTTCTTCCGCTACCACCTGGTGCCGGGACGGTTTTGGGGTAAGGGTATTGTTGAAGATCTAGTGGGACCGCAGCGCCAGAGAAACAGGGCGCGCTCCCAGATGATCGAGATGAAGGATAGGAATCTCGGACGCGTGTACGCGCGCAAGGGAACGATCACTCCGGCCAACAAGCCGGTTGGAAAGATCATGGAGTTGATCGAGATTCCCATGCATGCAGATTTTCCGCAGGAAGTCCAGGGTACTCCGATTGGACCCTGGATTGAAAACGAGTCCCATATGAATGACAGGGACATGGATCAGATCAGTGGTATTGGTGAGGTAACCCAGGGTCAGACACCCAGCAACGTGCAGGCATACTCGGCGATGGCGCTGCTTGCCGAACAGGATGAGAGAAGGATCGGGCCTGTCCTAAAGGACATTCGGCAGAACATCGGTGATCTTGTTCTGCTTACTCTGAACTTGATCCGCATGTACTGGCCCGACGGGAAGCGGCTCGCAGTGTCGGGGCCAGACGGGACGATGGAAGAGTTCATCTACTCCAGAGCTGTGCTTCCGGACGAGTTCTACATCGACGTTTCAAAGAACGCCCCGCTTCCGACGAGTCCAGCCGCTGAAAGCCAGAAGATTTTCGACATCTTCAACGCGGCGATCAGCGCAGGCCAACCGCTCCCTCCCGAGTGGCTGAAAGAATCGCTGGATGCGGGGCGTCCCCTTCCGTTCCCGAAGCGAGAGTCGCAAGTGCAGGCACGGAAGGCAGAGATGGAGCACTACTTCCTGCACGCTGGGCAGATGATCTTTCCCGATCCGTTTGATGACGACAATCTCCATCTCCAAATCCACAGGGCCGAGAGATTCAATGTGCAAGCTGTTCCGGGTAACGAGATCTATACACAGATGCTTTTGGAGCACGAGAAGATGCACATTGAGAACATGGCACAGAAGGCACCGCAGACTGGGCCTGCGACAGCCGTACCCGCCATGCAGGGCGCACACGGTGCGGAAGCCCAGAACGGGTCAGTTACAAATCAGGCTGCGTTGGCGCAAACGGCAACCGGACAAGCACCGCTTACAGGGTCGGGTGGCCCATCTGGACTCTAGCCGATGCTTCAAGTAACATCGCCAGAAAGGAGGGGTAGATGGCTGTAACCATCGCTCAAGTTAAGCAAGCCGCTGATGGAAACTCGTACGAGACCATCGTAGACATCACCGGCCCCGCCTCGTACACGACTACAGGAGAGGCGCTGACGGCGGCTCAGGTGAACCAGCTTTGCCCCAGGCTCGGTGGTGGGTTGGCTGCTACGGCCGCCGA